GAACTTGATGTCGTGCAGGGTTCCCGCGCGGATAATAGGCGCGGCCGTCTGCGCCACAAGGGTGCCGGCGAAGTTGTAAGCGTGGATGTTCCCGTCGGGCTGTAGGCGCAGCGTCACGATCGAGTCGTTGCTACCGTCGCGCACCACAGCGATGTAGACGCGGTTGGCGGTGTCGGGCAGCGTCTCGAAATAGGGGCGTAGGAAGCAGCCGACCCCAGTGAGCGCAGCGCCGGGGATGACGCGCCGCACGAAAGAGATGCTGGCGGGGAAGGTGATCCAGTAGCGGCCCTCGGTGTCGAACGGCGGCTTCGTGAGCGTCGTCCCGAAGCCGAGCTCGGCCCAGATGCCGTCAAGCATGAGGTCGGTGTCGTTGCCGAACGTCTCGAAATTCTCCAGAAACTTAATTGTCATGGGGCCGCCCTTTCGATCTCCCGCGCTTGGCGGATAATTTGTTCGATACCGTTGTTCGAGATTCTCGTCGGCGATCCGGAAACTAGGTACACCACACCGTCCGATCCGACAACTACCGGGTCGCCGGTGGGAGTAAGAGTTTCCGTCCCGGCCAGAATGCCTGTCGCGAAGGCTCTGCCCCTGATCGGCGCTACGACATCCTCGCCCCCGGTCAGGTAGAACACCTGCGTGCTGTCCGCTCCGAAACAGTAGAACACGTCGCCGACCGTGATAAGCGAGATACCCTGGTCGGGCGTCGCTTCCGCAGCAATGCGGTTAATAGGGTCGATCGTCACCTCGCCGGGGTTGATCCAGTAGATAAGCTCGTCCGCCGCCGCGAGGCAGAAGGTGTAGCCGCCCAGCACGCACACGGACACGATGCCCACGTCGTCGGGGGTCTGCACGCCGCTCAGGGCGTTGGCCGCACCGCCGGTGAGTGTCGCAGCGCCCCAAGACAGGGTGCCCGAGGTCTCCGTGGTCGTGTAGGCGTTGCCGGCTACGCCGCCCACTTTCGCCCGCACGATAAGGTCCGTGGAGGCGGGAGTGTCGGCGTAGACGAAGGCGTTGACGACGGTGGCCGTGCCGTAGTTGATCCCCTCGAACGCGGCGGTAGCGTTGATCGCGTAGGACAGGTTCAGGAGCGACTCAGAGGCCGTCGCCCCGATCAGGACGGAGTAGGCTCCGCCGAGGACGGTGTTGAACGTGTAGACGACGCCGTTTATCGTCACGGTCTGCGTGTTGGAGGGGTTGCCTGTGGCCGTGAGTGTGCCCGTCGCGCGGCTCCCGCTGGCCTGATAGAACTGTAGGCTCGAGCCGTCGGCGACCCAAAGTGTCGTGGCCGTGGCCGCCATGCTGACGATACCGTCCCCCAGCACGATGCCTGTGATGGCCTGCCGCACCAGAGTACGCTCCATACGCTGCAAGCCCGTACCTGAGACGGTGAACAGGGCTCCGGCAAAAGCGCCTTCAAGGGTGAAGTTTCCGCGCACGAAAGGGTTCTGGCCAGACGGGGCCAGGTACGTGGCGCCGGGCCGCGAGAACAGCGACACCTCGTTTACGAGGTTGGTTGGGTCTTTCTCAAAGAACCTGTTGATGAGGCGAACGGGCGGAGTGTTGCCGTAGCTTCTGTCGTAGGCCCCTATCCCGAGCGGAACACGCGCCATGACCTAGTTCCCGAACGGCACGCCGCCGCCCCAGACGCCAGGCCCGAAGCCCTGATAGGGCATCCGCCAGACGTTGTACGGATCGACAGCGGACGGCATGGTCTGGTTGTAGCGTCCAACGATCTTAGCCTTGCCCTCCCGGTGCGTCTTTACCGTCACGGACTTGGGGTCCTTGCCGAAGCGGGGGCAAAGCTCGATCGCGATGGCGCAGCGCCAGAAGGCGTCGAAATCCTCGGGTAGAGGGCTTGTGTCGGTGCTTACAAGCGTGGCTACTCGTTTCCAGTCGCTCAGGTCGGCACGGTAGAACCAGAGAAGCGGCGTGGCCGTGGCGGCGCTGAGAACGAGCGTAGCCGCGCCCTCAATGAGTCGGCCGTTGGCGTTGATGGTCAGCGGCTGCGTGGCGTAGGACGCCCCGACGTTCGTGAGGCCCATGCGGGCGCCGTCTGCCGGGTTCTGTTGAAAGTAGACGGTCTGCGGAGCCGAGAGGTTCGTGACGAGGTTGTAGTTCTGCTGGGGGTACGGGTACACGTCGGTCGGCAGGCTCTGCGCCCGCGGAACCAGAGGGTAGTCGGCGTACACCGGAGACGTGGGGCCGGGCGGAACGGGCCAGTCGCCCAGCTTCTCACCGGCGGTGGTCCCGAGCATCTGGCGCCAGATGTCGTTGAATATCCCGACGCCTTCATCCAGTTGAACCGTGGTGAGGCCCTGTCCTGCGGCCGTCAGGTTCTCTTGGCGGTATGCCCGCGCGATAAGCTCAGCCAGCGTTGCCATTCGGAGCCTTCGGTGCCAGGGCGGCCTCCAGCTCAGCAACCGTGGCTTCTTCCGGCACAGCACCGAACTTGGCGCGGGCCTCTTTCAGAAGCGCTTGGCGGTATGCCTCGGCCTTCTCCGCTTTCTTGGAGACAGGCGCCGCGGGGGCGGGCTTTTGGGTATTTTCGGGTGCAGGTTCGGGTGCCACGAGCTTGGACGGGTGGTCGACCCAGCCCTCGGGAACGTCGGCCTGCGTGTTGCAGATCATCGCTTGGTCGTTGGGGCCGTAGCGCCAAGAAGGCCAGTAGACTTTGGGGCCTTTCGCCATAGTGTAACTCCTCGTAACCGGTCTGCTCGCGGCGTGGTAAGCCGCGTCTTCCATGAACTCGCCGTACTTAAGGCGCATTACCGTCGCGCGTTCCGAACAACGTGACGTCCATCTGCGTCCCGGCAATCATGACCTCTCCCGCCGTCGGGGTCAAGGCTGTCTTGACCGTGTAGACGACGACGCCAATCGTGATCGTGTTCGTCGTGACGAACGCGCCAGACATGGTGAGTGTGCCAGTGGCGGCGACTGCGGCGGCCCCCGTGGCGAGCGTAGCAGCTCCCCAAGAGGCGTTGGCTGCTGTGTCAGTCGTGGCGATGGCGTTACCGGCCACACCGGCGGTGCGCGCCGTCACGTCAATTTCGTCCGTGCTCACAGCTACGGCCGTGACAAGGGTGTGCGCCACGACGTCAGCGTCGTAGGTCACGCCAGCGCCGGTCGCGCCGGTCAGGGTGTCTGCGCCGAACGACAGGGACGCGGAGTCCTCCGTGGTGGTCAGGTAGTTAGCGTCGACGCCGGAGTAGCGCGAGGACAGGTCGATCGTGTCGCCAGCGCCCGCAGCAGCGGAGACGTCGGGGTTGGGCGGCGTCGTGTTGCCGTAGGTCGTGCCTGCGCCGGCTCCAGAGTTTATGGCCGCGATCAGGTTATCGAGGGTATCGGACGCCGAGGCTCCGCGGAGGACCTCGAAAGGAACCCCGGCAGCCGTGAGGGCCGTGACGATGGTGTAATAGTAGCTGCCGATGCGGACGATCCCGCCGGCAGCGGGGTTGGCAGTCGCCGTCAGGACGCCCGTGGCGACATCCCCGGTCTCGCTGATAGCGTCGAGAAGGTTGTCGCGGGTGGCCTCGGCAGACGCGCCGATAAGAACCTCGTAGGCCGCGCCGGTCAGCGCAGCGACGTAGGTGTAGACCGTCGTGCCGATTGTGACCGTCTGAGCGGCGGAGGGCTGTCCGGTGTACGTGTACGTGCCGACCGCTGCGACGGCGTCAGCGCCGGAGGCCAGAGTAGCCGCTCCGAACGCGCCGTTGGCGAGGGTCTCGGTCGTGGCGATGGCGTTGCCCGCTGCGCCGGCCGTGAGGGCGGTCAGGACAATAGTGGTGGCGGTGTAGGTCGCGTTGACGGTAGGGACATCGTCCGTGTCGACTGCGAAGTCGTACACGGCGGGCTGCCAGCCGTTGATGGCCGCGGCGAGCGACTCGAGCGTGCGGGCGACGACCGAGTTAGCCGGGCCGAACGTGGACGCATTGGCGAGGCGGAACCATGCGGGGGCGGCGTTATCAAACGAGGCGGCGACACCGACCGTGGAGGCGTTGCCCGTCACGGTGGCGACTACCGCGGGGCTCGCTGTGCCGGAGGGGTCGGTGGTGGAGCGTTGCAGGTTCAGCGTGGCGCCGTCCACGGGGCCATAGCCCTGGAACTGCACAAGGCCTTCGCCGAACAGTGCCCAACCGGTCAGGTCGGAAGAGGAGTCGAATTGGGCCGTCTGCACGACGCGGCTAAGCGCCTCGGCAATCGGGGTAACGGTGAGGGTCTCGAATTTGGTCGTCACAGGGCGCTCCTTGCGCGGGGCTTCAGGAGGACACCCCCAGCGTACCTCTCGGCAGAGGCTGGGGGCTTATTCCTGTGATTACGCCGTGCCGGAGAAGCGCGTACCCAGCATCGGGTCCATGACCTCGGAGCCGAACGTGCAATCCCAGCGGTGGATGTGCGCGCCGGTCGCGATGTCCGAGCCGCGCCAGTAGCGGATGCCGATGCCGGTCTCTTTGGAGACGGCGAACGACGCCACGCCGGTATCC